TTTCTTCAGAGTTCTCATCTTCGTCTACTCCAGCAAACTCGGTTTCAGCCATGCGCATAGCAGCGTCAGCTTGGTCAGCGGTCATTTGTTCCATGATTTCGGCTTTTTCTTCCTCAGTCATGTTCTCTACGCGCTCGTTAAGTTCTTGGGTGATAGTGTGGATGCCTTTGAAGAACAGAATACGGGCGAGCGTGTCGTCTGTAATCTCTCCGCCAGTGAGTGCTCCCTTGAGAGCTGTCCACTGCCCGGTTTCTTCCTTATTTAATTTAATGTATAGTTTCATTCGTCTTTCTCCATCTCGGAGTTTGAATTTACCAAAAGTTTCGCCGTTCACTTGAAATTTTATTTTATGTTTGTCGGCGCTCATTACCTATTATAGTTTGCAATGCAGAAAAATATCGAAGACCTTTTAGACTTTGGAGAATTTTCCAAAAAGAAACGCGTCAATAGTAAACGCAAGGGGAGCACCTTTGAAAGAAAAATTGCTAAGATGATGAACGAACGCTTTGACACGAAGGAGTTTAGCAGAACTCCGGGTTCTGGAGCTTTCGCGACGTCCCACAAAAATCTCCCCGAGAATCTACGTATTTCGGGGGACCTCATCACTCCCATCACTTTCCCGTTTGTCGTGGAATGTAAGAATGGATATGATGTACAACTTGATGATTTGTTTAAAAGGAAGAGCGATTTCCATTCCTTCGTCAAACAAGCACAGGGCGACGCTAAGGGCGCCAACAAGGATTGGATGGTTATCTACCAAAAGACCCGTAGGATGGCTCTAGTGGTCGTAGGAAAGCCGTATGGAGTAACGCCAGAGATATCCCTAAACGGTAAGTACTTTATCTATCCCCTTGATGAGTTCTTGAAGCTGTCTAACGAAGTGTTCGGCTTTCATAGCTGAGTTACCTACATCGGGACCCAAGGGTTCTCCTTGTCCCTCACCTGGACCTCCCTGACCAAGGTTCTCTAGTTGAGATTTCGCCCAAGCGGTGTTGACTAGAAAGAAGGAGGACATCATTCCTTCTTTCATGCGTCGGTTGAGAGAAGAAATAGGACCCTTTACGCCTTCCGCGTAGAAATTGACCCCTGTAGAATTTACCCTAACCTCGTAGGGTTTATCGACTCCGATTCCCATAATTCCTGCCATGGCTTGTCCCGCGACATCACTCTCCAAACCGAGGAAGGTTTCTCCGGTCTGTCCGTCATTTATAATCATTCCCTGGCTTTGAGAAGACATTCCGGTCATTCCTGCCTCAATTGCCATATTAGCTAGAAAACCCTCGTGGTTCTGATGTGCTTTGCGGTATCCGTTAGTTAATTTAAGTCTTAGCTCTCGCGACAACTTTTCTTTTTTCTTAGGGTCTTTCTCTTTAGCATACTTTTTGGCTTGTTTAATGAGTGCCGCCGTTGCCTTCCCCTCTTCATACCCCTCCGCTTTCAATTTAGCCTCTAAAACCTGTATGGTCCCTTGGGAGTCCGCTTGTAGACCTCCCATGAGGGTGCCTACAGCCGCTTGCTCCTCCTCGTGGTATTTATCGGCTTTCTCTCGCCAATTGGGAGGCAGTTTATGTCCGTGCTGGTCAGCCACCGCCTCAAGGTAATCCATATTTCCCTCCCGCGCAAGGCGAGACTTTTCTGCATTCTTATCCTTAGGTATACCGTCAATTACATTGGCGCTTCTCTTTCCGGTATCAATAGTGGTACCTCCATCCGTGTTCTTTACCGAAGCTCCTAGTAAATCCTCTTCTTTAGTATAATGCTCTCGCTCTACGTGGAACTTGGAACCACGGGCTAGCTTTTTTAGAATCTTCTTTGCGCCACCTTTCCCACTGCAGGCTTTCATCTGGACATCCTCATTGACAGACGTACCGTCGTCCTGAATGCCCGTTGGTCCCCGTCCGGTAATATTCCATTCACAGTCTTTCAGCTCCGGATGATTAACAACAGCATCCCACTGATTTATTTGTTTACCGATAATCCAAGCTAAAGCGGTTTTAGCGTCAGGAACTTTATCTAGTTCATCTTCAATCTGTGCCAGTATTTTAACCGTGCCTTCCACGTCTAGACCTGCAAACTCCAGTTCGTCTTCTTTGAGCTTTCCTGCATTCATTTGCTCAGCTCCCCACAACAGCAGCTTCAAATCAAATCTATCTTTAACGTCTTCATACATCTTCAAAATGGCTTCATCTAATTCCTTACATGGCTGCTCTCTACCACATTGAGTCCAGGCTTGAGCCAGCGTCGGTCCATACTCATTTAACACTCCCATTAAGGACCGGAATTGGTGAGATTTGGCGGCATCTCCTCCTCCATGGAAAGGAATAGGTTTCTCGTCCTCACCACAATATTGTTTATCTCCTTCGACACATTTGCTATGAAGGTCGTCCATTATTTGCCATAAAGAACTTTTCATAGTTCCTATCTTTACACCATAGACGTCTCCTCTCTTAGTAATTCTAGCACCAGCAGCAGCTAGCTCACCACCACACTCATCCCCTCCCTTGAGGTATACCCCTCGGGTCTTATCTGAACTTCCTCTCAACCGAACACATTTTCTGACAAAATCCTTTTCCGTCTCGGTCAAAGGTTTGCCTTGTTCAAGTTTATTCCCAATCTCTAGAATTTTCGTGGCAGATTCAACAACTTCTTGAGCTGTCTCTTGTCGTTCTTCCGGTGAGATGTCCTCCCCGGACGCTGCTTCTCTCATTTTTCCAGCAGCTCCAAACCCCATTACTTGACGCATTAACCTTTTTAACGCACCTCCTTCATCAGGGTATGCCTCCGGAGCTATTTGTTCTAAGGCACTCGTGGCGGCATCAGCTATCTGCAAGCTCTGTTCCTTTTGAGCCATTGCCTGTTCCTCTGGAGTTTGTTCGCCAGTTTGTTCCGCCTCAGTATCTCCCACCCCATCAGTCTTCGCTTGAGCCGCTACTCCTTCGGGATTCTTCGTATAAGCGGCTACAATTGCATCCCACCCCTCTTTGCTAAATGTAATGGTACCATTTTGGGGAAGTCCTTTAAGAGGACCAAAACCCGCGCCGGGTCCAGGACGGAACTTAATCTTCTCCACGACCCCTCCTGATTCCTTACCTGAGGTCGTAAACGGGACTCCTGGCGCCGCAGCGGACTCTTCTTGTGCTCCTTTTGCGTTGGGTGCTGTAGAAGCTGTAGGTTTTGGGGCTGGTTGAGGGGCTATGTCCGAAAAGATGTTAGTCCATTGTTCAACATTACCTGAGTTAACGTCAGCGTCCTCGAATAGCAGGTTCCCTGTGCTTTTGTACGCATCAATAAAAGAATTAATATCCATAGTGTTATATAAAAGTAGGCTACTCTAGTATTTACCAGAGAAGCCTATAAAAAACTTTTAATTTGTATCGTCTAGAAGGCGATAGGAGACATTACGGAGTCGATATCGGAAGTTTCAGTAAACTGAACAGCGAAGTCGTAACGTAAGGTCATTTCGATAGTGTGGAATTCGTTGGTTGAATAGTTAAATTCTCCCAATTTCCATCCCTTCGGATAGCAACCATAAAGGTTTACGTGCGTAATTGGGTTACGGTGGGCATCCAACTGCCAGATTGTGACAGTTCTCTTAAAGATAGGAGCCTCGGTAATTCCAACCAATCCTTCTGGACTTTGCTGAACAGGAGTTGTTCCGTTCCCTAAACCAGCATAGTGAATACCATACACAGGGTCATAAACACTTCTCATCCACGCAAACAGCGCATCAGCAACATCCCCTTTAATCAAGTTATCAAACGTAACTGTAATCTCATCGGGGCTAGGCTTGCCAGGGTAGAAAAACTTTTCGTTAACCCTATGGACTTCAATATCTTCAACAGTGAATCCAGGTTGTGTAATTTGCTTAGCAGCTAAAGTTAACCTGTCTTGAGTCTCAAGACCAGGAACGTTAGACAGTACGCCAGCAAACTGGGGAATCTGGATTTCCCATCCATATGCACGGAAGGATTCCAGTGCATGAGATAACCGTGGGCTGTCGGCAATAAGCTCAGCAGCTCGGTCTACATAATATTTTCCATTGGCCATTTGTTTTTTACCTCTATTTTATATAGTGTTATACACTTGCAGATTGATTTGTGAGGTTAAGCTCGAATACCAAGATTTCAGCAGTCTTAGTAGGTTTGAGGATAACTTTGCACCATAGTTCGTTGCGGTCAACGCGAAGGGGAGTGTTGGTAGTTGCATCACACACTACTTGGAAAGCCGTGATACCTCTCCGTTGTTGGATGTCTGCGAGCGCAGGGTTAAGGACATTACGTACAGATTCCCATGTAATCGGGTCGTTAGGTTCGAAAACAAACCTGCGAGTCCCGTCCAGTACCAATCGACGAAGATAAATCATCAAACGACGAACATTAATGCGGTCTAGGGCTGTCGCAGCTCTCTGAGCAGTTCTTTGTCCGTAGATTACAATCCCGTCAGTAGTAAACTTAGTTACAGGGTTAACAACGTTCCCAGGACCATATAGAGCATCCCGGTCACCTTGATTGAGTTTTACCTCAACATCTGTAGGCTTGCTTAGACGCCCACGTGTTAATCCGGCAGGAGCAAACCAGGGGTCTGCAACCTCGTCAGTGTAGCACATTTGTCCTAGAGCGTAGATAGAAGGGTCGTACCACCTATCGGAGCCTGTGTAAGCATCGAAAGCTTTTACCCATGGCCAATATACTGCAGCGTAACTGTTATTTATAGCAGCGGTTCTACCAGAGGCTTTACCGTTGGTCCATGCAATAGCTTGTTGTGCATTCCCCATTCCAATGGGAGGAGCGACAACGGCGAGGAAATTTTGAGTATTCTCGGCTAAAGTAATGAGAGTATTCTGAATTGACTGGTCAGTTACTCCAGGAACAGCAGCCATGGTTACAGGAACATCTTCCTGGTCCAGAGCGTAAATACCTGTTTTACCTCCTGTGGTTCCGATAAGAGCCTGTCTTACAGTTCCATTACTTAGGTTGCCTGCGTAATCCGAAGCATCGCCGTTCTTACCGCCCGACAAATCGAAGCTCGGGTTAGTAGAATCGTTTCCTACTAGAGTTAAGCAACGGAACGAATTAACAGGGCTTCCATCTACCATAGTTCTTCCAATCAAGAAATCAGTAGGGAGAGTAACGGCATCTTGGAAATTTTGGGCTGGTGTCCAGGTATTAATACCGGAAACCGTAGTTGCTGGACCGTACTGGTAGAAATTACCTTTGACGTACTTGGAGACAGCATTGTTCAAACCTTGGTTCAGAACCGCTTCTGGCCAAAGACTGGTTGCAGACGTGGTGCTTAAAGGCTTGGCTATGCGCATATCGTAGCTTTCCTCGACTCCTCCATCAGATGTAATACTAAGTACAAAACGTCCATTATCATTAGTGTTTACTACATTACTTTGTAAACCGCGATATTGAATACCAGTCTTATAGTTTACTGCGGAGTAGTTATAACCTTTTCCAGGATATAAAGAACCTATCTGATAAGCGCCCGCGTTGTTTACACCAGCAATGGTGCCGACATAAGGCTTAAGAGTGGTTCCTGAAGCTGCAAGGTCCTGACTCAAAAGAACCACACTAGAAGGAGCGGTATACGTTAAGTCAGTCCCACTAGGAACGGCGAAGTATGCCAACCCGGAATTATCTTGTAGGGTTTGGCTCATGTCGCCGTCTCGGGTCGATTGCAAGCTCAAAGAGCTAAAGGTGAAATCATCAACATCTAGTGGGGTAGCGGAAAGATAGTTTCCGCTGTAGACTGCGCCTGATGCCATAAAGGGAGTAACTTCCATGTAGGACATCGTAGTGGTCGTAGCTCCTGGAGCACGACTAACCATCATTCCACTAGTTCCGTCATATCCGCTAGGGATATAAGAAGCAATTCCATTGGTGGGGTCAAAGGCATTCCCAAATCCTGCAAGGATAGCGTTGTGCCAATCCATTGACGTGAAATCATTGGGGTCTGTGGTAGGCATATCGGAACCTCCTGGGGTCGCAGAAACACCAGGACGCTCACGGTAGAAGTAAACCGAGGTTTCGTCTCCTATTTGAACACTGTTCTGGTCAAAAGCTTTAATATCCCACCGATACATAATATCAGTATTCAGAACACCCGTGTTCACTCTACAGTGAGGATGCGTACCTAGAGGAATGGTATACCGGGCGTCTGCAGCATCAGTCGTTGCTCCGCGCACATAGTATAGCTGGTTAGTCTTCTGAAGAATCTCTAACGCACCATAAAGTCCTTGTCCACCTTCAACCAAGTCAGGCGTACCAAAAGTACGAATGAGGTCAGCTGGAGAAGTTAAAAGTGTTGCTTTATCAACAGGACCGCGAGAAGCGAATCCTACCAAACCAACAATAGAAGGATTGACAGAGGGAGCGTAATCGGATACGTCCTTCTCAATCGTGTATACACCGGGGGAAACGAAGTTAGCCATAAATCTTTACCTTTATAAAATACGAAGAAGTTGTCGTTTTTGCAATTCCAGACATAAATCTGTGATAGCCTTCTGTGGCACGGAAATAGTTCTTCCCGCTACCAGGCAAATATGTTCAAACTGGCGTCCAGACTTAAGAACGATTTCTAAGTCTTCGCCAGCAACATTAGTGATTTGACATTGTTTCATAACACTTCTCCTCTTCTATTATTTAGAGGGACACGACTGTGAAAGTGTTATAATTTCAAAATTTAAGTGGAAGAAGGGGGATACACTTGTTCGAACTCATATCCTGATGTATCCAATATAGAATTAGAAGGGACTCCCGTACCGGAGAAGGTGATATCCGTCTTCAGATTGACCTCGAAATTCATCTCAGTGATATCTCCATTAGACTGTATCATATACTTCCTCGTAGGCATATAGGTCTCTACCTCAAAAGTAAGAATCTTCCGAATAACCCTATCTTCTCTATCTGGTGCGCTGATAGTGGAGTTATCTGACACTGCTGTTATGAAAGCACAGGCGTTTGTTACAAAGTCCGTGCCTACTCTCAAATGCGGACGGAATTTAGCCATAGCATACTCTATCAATTGGTTCATGTCTTCCACATAGCGTGTCCATAAATTTAGTTGATATGTTATGTTCACAGCTTTGGGAGATAGAGAGGCTACCCGGGTATGGCGTCTACTCTTCTTATCGTGAATTGTCCAGAACTCAATATCAGTATTGGGACGCCTTCTATCTACATCCTCAGCTGTATCAGCAATAGCTATGGTCATCATAGGTAACGTGAGGTTGCGGTTTTTGAAAAGCATGGCAATAGCTCGCTCATAATTTGCATATGCCACATTGACGGGATGAATCTCATTATCAGTACCCAGGATTTGAGCATCGCTAAAAATATTTAAAAGTTCTTTTGAGGTCTTGCGATAAAATTCTAAAGTTCTAAAATTGGCATTCTCTCGTTCAAAAATCTGTCTTTTTATATCAAAAACATTCTGAATCTTCCTTCCGTTTACAAAGGTTTCGCGGGTACCATCCACCATAGGAGGATACCTATCATACGGAGGTCCTGATACCAGCATTAGTAAGCCGAGAATGGTGCAGGTTCCTCAATTTCTTGAAGCAATTGATTCTCCAGGAGCTCCATCTCACGTTGAGACTCTTCAATCAAAGCTGCGCCATTCAGTTGAGCGCCTCCTTGCGGAGAGGGGAGTGTAGCGTACTTCCCTCTGATTTCCCCCAGAATTCCTTTAGATATGGCTAAAGTATATCGTTGCATCCAACTTATAAAATAATGGTGCAGTGTATCGGAGTTTAAACATTTATACTCAATCACCACATCTTCTAAGTCATCTATTACGGGGGTGGGATAGACCATTAGGTACTTATTATTAGTGATTTGGAAAGACCCTTCTCTACCCAGAATTTTACGTATTTGTTTCAAATGCATTTTAAGAAGCAGGAAGTCACCTACGGAGAAATCGTTGAAAAGGAAGTTCTCCTGAAAATACTTAATAAAGAAGTCCATCTCCAGGGAGTTTCCTGCTAAAGGAACGCTGAGA